TCATCCACTTCCCAATAGTGAATACCTCTATTGCCCCATTCTTGAAACAATATATTTAATGTTCTTCTAGCGTTTTTTAATTGGTAACCAGCAACATTTTGCTGTCCTATTCTTTCAAAAGCTTCTTCTATAATCTCATCAATAGCAAAAGTTTTGTCGAACGTTGCTGTTCCCGAAGTAGTATTAGCCATTTAAACTCCTACGATTCGTAAACTTTAATCCATTCACAAACAATTGTAGCTGTATCTCCATTAGAGCAAGCTGGTAAAACAACGTTTACGTCACCAGTAAAACCTGTTGCTTCTGTATTTTTTAATCCACCAAATGATGAATAATCATATTCCATTTCACCTGCTAAAGTTTGAAATAC